GACGGGGGTGTGGAGGCAGGATAAGCGGGCAGAGGCGCCTGGCCTCTATAAAACGGGTAACTTATAAATTAAAGAACAACAACGAAGTTGCTCTCGCTGCCTAAGTAGGCGGCCGTCTGAACCGGAGAGGCCACGGACCGGGGAAGGCGTCGTAAACGTGGCGTCCGTGAGGCGGGAAAGAGTTGACCTGCCCACGCATCATGACTCTACCAAAGCGTAAGGTCCGTCAGGTGTCCTTGCGCGGAGGGAATGTTTAAATCCTGACTGCGCCCGGAGAAAGTCCTGTTAAAGTGCTTTCGGACGCGGGTTCGACTCCCGCCGCCTCCACCAATGGAAAAACCTCGCAGTTTCAACGGCTGCGGGGTTTTTCTTGTATTTGCAAGGGTTTTCAAGCTTACATGTTTACGCATTACTTGCGATATCTGCAAGTTATATTCCGTTAAAACACGACTTTTGCAGATGAATTGCAGATGAAATTACAGATGAAATTCGGATTCAAAAAAGCCGTCAACGGCATCTGCCACTGCTACGGCTTTATCATCCATGGTGTGCTGATATACGTTTTTAAGCATGTTGTTTGTGGAGTGCCCCATGCGCTCCATTGCGTATTTGTCCGGGACATTGAGCCTGAGCATGACCGACGCGTTTACATGGCGGAGGTCGTGGAAGCGGAACGGCTGAACTCCGCAGCGGGCACACGCGCGTTGCAGATGCTTATATAGGACATTTCTGGTTGCGTGGACAATATACTCATCTGTGTGCGGTGTTGCGTCAAGCAGCCCCATAATATACGGCGGCACTTTCAGTTTTCTGTTTCCACTGTAAGTTTTGGGCTGCTTGAGCTGCGGGCCGTTCTCACCGTCTACCATTGCTTGCTTAATCGTCAGGATATCACCGTCAAGACAATCCCATGTTAGACCTCTGATCTCCGATGTACGGAGACCGAGCCAGACAGCCAGAAGGAAAGGCAATTCAAAGTCCGTGCCCTTGCAGTCTTCGTGTAGAATTCTGATCTCGTCCATGGTAGGGATTTTGATTTTAGGTGCTTCCTTCTGAGGGAGAGATATACGGAACACTTTATCTGGGAATTCCTCTGCCATTGTCGCAGTAAACAGGCCGTAAGCGTTGCGGACGTACTTGGGCGACTTTTCCCGCGCCATCTTATTCACGGCACGCTGCACGCGATCCTGCGTCAACGCGGAGCACTTAACGCTCATCAGCTCCGGGAAAACCGCCTTGCGGAGTTTTCTGTACCCGTTGACGGTGGAGGGGGAGAGTATCGCGTCCTTGCTGTCAATATATCGGTCGATAGCATCACCAACCGTGCGCTCGGACGCACGAGCGGCAGACTTTGCGCCGGACTTCAACGCGGCCGCTTCATTCTCTGCCTGCCTTTTGGTAAGAGCTGTGACGGACACGCGCTTTCCGTCTACCATGACGCTGACATTCCAGTTGCCGGACGGTAGCAGTTTTGCTTTCGGTATCTTCATTCAAATCCCCCTCCAATCAATGTACAAGCACCATGCAGCCAGCAGAACGATAATGACAAACATTACAGCAATCACGCCGTTGCGGATACGGACGCCGCGCCGCATGATCTCGATCATGTCCGCTTTCGCATCAACGTGACGTTCCAACTCATCATTCCGCGCTTGCAAGGTTTCTTCTGTTGGCGTCAAGTGTTCGGAGATATCGAACACTTCATCAAGCGATATTCCAAGCGATTTGCAGATTGGCACGACGGTGTAGATGGACGGAGCTTTAGAAAACTTGGAAAAGAAATTCTGCACGGTGGACAGCGGTACGCCGGAAACGTCGGAAATGTCTTGATAGGTCAGTTTCAAATCTTCTTTACGGATTCTGCACACTTCTTGAATGTTCATTTACGCCACCTTAATTTTTTCGATTTTTGCGCCGCAAAGTCGCAAGATGAGGGCTTGTCGAACCGTGTCGAGCGCTGTCTTATTGCAATGTTTCGGTGTTGAATTGCCAAGGTAAAGCGGAGTATGGTCAAGACATGCAGCGGCGACCGCTTCCCGCTGGCTGCAAAAAGGCACTGCCGTTTGTTGCAGAGGGCGGCAGTGCCTTTAGTTACTTATTGCTTCTCAAGTTTTACGGTCTGCGTAACTCCCATGGCAGACACTTCGTAACTGATTACGCCGCCCTGATAGGTAAACGTCTTGGTGTCATCGCCGCTGGCGAGAATTGCCATATCGGTCTGGTCTTTATCATTTTCCGATTCCCAGGTGTACGGCTCATCCGCCGTGGTAGGGGCATCGAAAGAACCGGCCCAATAGAGGGCTTTTGTGTCTCCGTTATCAGATACCCAATACACCTCAATGGCATCTCCGGAAATAGTAGCGGCCTGCCATGCGTCCTCTGCATCGCTGTTTGTCTGCTTCCATTCTCCAACGAGATCGGGCGGAGTTTCCGGCTCATTTTCTGGCTCGGACTGATTTGTTTCCCCGCAGGCGGTTAACATGCCGAGCGCGAGAGCCGAAGACAGCGCGATAAGCAAAAACTTTTTCATCTCAACTCTCCATTTTCTTATATTTTCGACTGCACAAAGTGCAATAATCAACATATAGCCCCGTTACAAAAATATTTGGAGGGACATAATTATGGACGAACAAACGAAAAAAGCGGCAGAACTTTTTGCCAACCTGACGCCAGAGCAGAAAAATATTATTCTTGCGATGGTTGACAACCTTCTATCACAGCAAGCACTGCACTCTTCTGCTGCGGAGACAATCGGCTAAACCCGGCAATAAGCTGCGCAAGCTGCGCATCCTCACCCTCGGCCTTCGGATCGTGGGCTTCTTTTACGCCCTCGGCCTCGACCGGAGACTTGGGGGCGTCAATGCCCATCAGATAATCGGCGGATATATGAAAGTGTTTTGAAATTTGTGGAAGATAGTCCGTATAACTTTTATACTTCCCGGATTTCCATTTATAAATTACTCCTCGTGGGAGACCCAGGGCTATTTCAATTTCCCTATCCGTCATTCCAGAACTGTCAAAAAGCGGTTTAATCTTATCATTAAATAAATCCATAATATGCTTGCCTTTCACTAAAATAGTGAATACAATAAAATTGCCTTATCAAATAGGGAGGAGCTGCCTTATGAAAAAAGAAAACTTGCAATCCATTACCGTTTCGTGCTTTGGGAAGTATTACAGTGTAAAAATTAGCGGCGTTGAGATCAATAATGTCAAGGCGTATCATTTGGAGCAGAACAGCGATGGTAGTGCACGCTTGACGCTCGATCTTGATTGCTGTTTTGCGGAAACTCAGGCGGCCTTAAATCAGCCAGTTGATTAAAGCAGACGCGATAGCTCCCGTTATCCACGAATTGCGCTCCATACAAGCACCGAATTTACTTAATAGCCCCGGTTTTGGCGTTTCTTGCCCTGCGAGAATCTTTTCTAAAATGGAAATGATCTCTTGCAGGGTTTCTTTATCATCCCCGCCGTCTCGCTCAGCACGCTCTTTCATCTCTTGGATAGAAACGGAGACAGAATTGTTATTGCCAATTACCGAGTTTGTAACGGTTCCAATATTAAAAATTGTTTGCGATTGAGGTACAGGGGGTTCCGGGTTAGGTGTTTTCTGATAGTAAACGGTCAAATAATTTGCGACGCCATTAAAGTATTCTGTTGAAATTTCAGAAACATATACCGTTCTTCCGTCAGGGAAAGTCAGGGAGTCTCCTTCTTTTATATCGACCGTTGGGAGGAAAGTGATAGCATCTTTCCCCCGCATTTTATCGCAATTCGGCAAACCCTTTTCAGTGGATACGGTTTCTTTGTTTCTTGCCACTAAAAAGCTTACCCCTTGGGTTTTAATAAAATCACCGATTGGCATTTTTGTCTCCTATGCCATTTTGTATTTATCCGCTAATTCAAACCTGAGAAAATTGTGTAATGCACCAAGATTCACTATTTTAGCGAAAATCGATTGACTTTCACTAAAATAGTGAATATAATAGCCTTACAGAACTTAATTAAGGCAACAAAAAAACCAAGCCCCCAACGGATTTCCCATTTTGCGGACTTATAACCGATATTTTGTTGGCTGACACTTACATAATAGCGGTGTTGGTTGCGTTTGTCAATATAAAGTTCTGAACTTTATAAGGAGGGGAGAACGCTTGGAATTAAAGGCAATCCGAGAAAATGCCGGTTTGCGGCAGGAAGACGTAGCAAAGAAACTCCGCGTAAGAGTTTCCGCGGTGTCTAACTGGGAACGCGGGGTGAATGGTATCGCAAGCAAGTACATTAGACCACTGACCAGATTGTACGGCGTGACCGAAAAGGAAATCAGAGCGGCATCGGAAGCCGCGCAGACTGCAAGAGCGGATAAGGAGGGCGCATGAACTGGATTATTGTAATCGTTGCCGGGATCATTGCCATCTGCGTTTCACATTGGTTTGATGGAAAGATAGGTTCCTCTTTGTGCCTGTTTGCAGTAGAAACAATCTCTATCATTGCCATAGTCACGGCGGTAGTGGTTATCCTTGTGGGCGTGCTCGAAACGCCACAGTCCATCAATAACTTTAACCGCCAGAAGGCATACATCGAAATGCACGAAGCGAAAAACGCCGTGGAAGATGCGGCGTTGACTTCCAAGAAAATCGAGCTGAATGAGTGGCTTTATGACGCACAGTGCAGCAAATCCCGATTCGGGAGTTGGAGCTTTTACCCAGACAGCATTTTTGATCTGGAGCCGATCGAATGAAGGGGCATAAGAAAAGCCCTGTTCAGCGTAGCAGGCCGAACAGGGCACCGGACAAATCTCACCACAAGATATTGTGTCCGTGCTCATTGTAGCACGGAAGAAAGGAAAAGGCAAGATGCTAAAGCCACAACAGTTAACGCGCCGGCGAAATGACCTTGAGCGAGCCGTGCGCGGCGCGATGGGACGGGCGCTGATTCGCACCGGCAAGGAGCTGGGCGAGGAAATCGGCTTATCGGAAACGCAAATCTGTAACAGAATGGCGGGGCGTTCCCGCTGGACGTTAGAAGAAATCTGGGAACTTGACCGAGTTTTGCAATTTACGGACGCGGAAAAGCTCATGCTGATCGGAGGCACGAAATGATTGACACGCTGTTTTTCGGCGGCATCGCCGCTGCGGTGATCGCGCTCAACGGCTGCGACTTTACGACGGGGCTTGCCGTCATCGGCGCGTGCGCGGTGTGCAAGGTGCTGTATGAGCTGCTGCCGTATATCGACAGGGGGTGCAGGAAGTGAAATGCGAGCTGTACCATGACAACTTCCAGAATTTTAAGAAATACGGAATCCCAAAGGCGCAGCTTGTGATCACGGACATTCCCTACAATATCGGCGCTGACGCTTACGGGAGCAACCCGACGTGGTACATCGGCGGTGACAACAAAAACGGCGAGAGTAAAAAAGCAAAGAGCAGCTTTTTCAACTCCGACGGCTATTTCAAAATCGCCGAGTATATGCACTTCTGTAACCGGCTTTTGAAGAAAGAACCGAAGGAGAAAGGGCAAGCCCCGGCAATGCTTGTTTTCTGCGCGTTTGACCAGATGCAGACCGTTATGGAGTATGGCAAGCAGTACGGATTCAAAAACAGCTACCCGATGTTTTTTTGCAAAAACTATTCCGCGCAGGTGCTTAAAGCCAATATGCGAGTAGTAGGGGCGACGGAGTTTGCGGTAGTGCTTTACCGTGACAAGCTTCCAAAATTTAACAACGGGCGCGAGATCGGCGAAGATGGGAAACCGATTCGCGGCACGGGAAAGATGGTTTTTGATTGGCAGAAGTGGGAGCGCGACGGGAAGGACATTCCCAAGATCCACCCCACGCAGAAGCCGGTGAATGTGCTGAAAAGGCTGATTGAAGTTTTTACCGACCCCGGCGACGTTGTAATTGACCCATGCGCGGGAAGCGCGGCCACCCTTCGCGCGGCGTATGAACTTGGGCGAAATGCTTACGGTTTTGAAATCGACAGGAATTTTTACAAGGCGGCGCAAGAAGAAATGCTTGCTCCACTGTTTGAAAAGCCCGCACAAATCACGGTGGAAGAGGTGACACCGTGAGACGGCACGACAAGCGCACGAGAGAGCAGCGCAAGGCCGATGAATCGGCGCTGTTTGCGGCGGCGTGCTTGGGCGCAACGATCCTTTTGATCGTGATCTCAATCCTCGCCACCAGCGCGCAGGCGGTCGATGCGGAACCGGAAGAAGCACCCATCGTAGAGGAGTATGATCCCGCGTGGGACATTCCCGCGACGGAGAGCGCCGTTTGCAATGACGTGTTTCTCGGCGAATTTACGCTGACGGCCTATTGCCCCGGACGCTGCTGCTGCGGCAAGTGGGCGAGCGGCTACACCGCGACCGGCGCGCTGGCCACCGAAGGGCGCACGATCGCGGTTGACCCGAAGGTTATTCCATACGGTTCGCGCGTCCTGCTGATCTGGCCGGACGGCACACAGCACAGCTATATCGCGGAGGATTGCGGCGGCGGTGTGAACGGCAACCACATCGACGTGTTTTTCAACGGCCATCAGGCGGCGCGCGTGTTCGGCGTGCAGAGCGCGATGGTGTATTTGGAGGTGGAGGAATGATGCACTGCTGGGCTTGCGGCGCGGATTTCCGAGAGCCGGCTCTTTATGCGTACCGCGAAAATCTGGACGATGAGAACTGGACGATTACCACTCAAACCGTGTGCCCTTACTGTGGCACAGACAATATTACGGAGGTAAAAGATGAACCTTTATCAGATTGATTCCGCGCTTGCGGAATGTGTAGATGCCGAGACCGGCGAAATCCTTGACGTTGAAAAGCTCTTAGAGCTGAACATGGCAAGAGAGCAGAAGATTGAGAACATCGCGCTTTGGATTAAAAACGATGTTGCCGAAGCAAAGGCGATCCGCGAAGAAGAGAAGACCCTTGCGGCGCGCAGACAGGCTTTAGAGCGCGCGGCAGAGAGAAAGAAAAAATATCTCGATTCTGTTCTGAACGGCGAGAAGTTTTCCACTCCCCGATGCTCTATCAGTTATCGCAAAACCACCAGCGTGGAGGTCTCCGACATGGGCGCGGTGGTGGCGTGGATGCTCGCCAACGGTCACGACGGCGAGGTTACTTACAACGCCCCCACGGTGAGCAAGACTGACCTTGCCCCGTTGCTGAAAAATGGCGCTGAAATCGACGGTGCGACGCTTGTACAGGGCATGAGCATGGGGGTGAAGTGATGGAGAACCTTGAAATTTATGAGCGCGTTCGGCAAGTCCCAACGTCCGCGCAACGTGAGATTCAAGCGGGACGACTGAAAGGCAAGACTGATATCAACCCAATGTGGCGCATTAAGGCGCTGACGGAGCAGTTCGGCCCTTGCGGTATTGGTTGGAAATATACCATCACCGATAAGCGCCTTGAAAATGGCGCGAACAATGAGGTTTCCGCATTTGTAGACATTGACCTTTACATCAAAGTCGACGGGGAGTGGTCGGACGCGATTCCCGGCACAGGCGGCAGCGCGTTTGTCGCTAGCGAACGAAACGGCCTTTACACCTCTGACGAGTGCTACAAAATGGCGCTGACCGATGCTATTTCCGTTGCCTGCAAGGCTCTCGGTTTTGGCGCGGATGTGTATTGGGCGAAGGACGCGACCAAGTACACACAAAGGCCGGAGAGACAGCAACCAAACGAGGTGGCTGGAAAACCGGTTTGCAAGGACTGCGGCAAGCCCATCTACCCGGTGACGCACGGCGGCAAGTCGTATTCCGTTCCGGAGATCGCGGAGAACGCGAGAAAGACCTATAAAGCGCCGCTCTGCTGGGCGTGCATGATGGCGAGGAGAAAAGCGAATGAAAGCCCGACTGCATGATCTATCCCTTGCGCGCGATGGTGGGTATTTGCTCACCATCGCTACGCGGGAGAACGTCGGCACACTATACGACGAGCTGCACGAGGTAGACGTTGACGTGACCGTCAAGAAGCACCGTGAGAAGCGGAGCCTCGATGCCAATGCTTACTCATGGGTGTTGCTGGATAAGCTCGCAGAATCCACAGGAACGCCAAAGAGTGAGATTTACCGCCGAGAGGTCAGGGACGTTGGCGGCAACACAGAAACAGTCTGTGTGCGCGAGAAAGCCGTGCAGAAGCTATGCGACGGCTGGAACAAGAATGGTGTCGGCTGGCAGACGGAAGTGATGGACAGCAAAATCGACGGCTGTAAGAACGTGGTGCTGTATTACGGCTCGTCCACCTTTGACACAAAGCAAATGTCACGCCTGATCGACAACATCGTGCAGGACTGCAAGGATCTGGGCATTGAGACCTTGACCCCACAACAGCTTGACGCGCTAAAGGAGGAATGGGGCAAATGACTAAAAGCATCATGCAGGACAAGCGGGAGTGCTATATCTCAGGATTCTCAACGAACCTCGCGCGGCATCACATTTACGGTGGTGGGCGTCGGCAGCTATCCGATATTTGGGGCTGCTGGGTGTGGCTGCGTGCCGACTGGCACAATATGGCCGACTACGGCGTGCACGGGAACGACGGTCACGAACTGGATATGCGGCTGAAACGCGAGTGTCAGAAGCGCTTTGAAGAGCTTTACGGCCACGATACTTTTATGGCCGTATTTAAGAAAAACTATTTGGAGGACGAATCATGTTGAATAGAGTTTGCATCATGGGTCGCATTACGCGCGATCTGGAACTGCGCCGCACGCAGGACGGAACGGCGGTCACGAGCTTCACCGTCGCCGTCGATGACGATTTCAAGAGCAAAGCAACCGGCGAGAAGAAAACCTATTTCCTCGATGTGGTGGCGTGGCGGCAGACGGCAGAGTTCGCTTGCCAGTATCTCGGCAAAGGCCGCATGGTCGTGGTTGAAGGCAAGCTCACCGTCCGCGACTGGACGGACAAGGACGGCAATAAGCGCCGCAACGCGGAGATCATCGCCGATAATATCTATTTCGGTGACAGCAAGCGCAACGATGCTACCGAGCCGCATTTCACCGTAGAGAGCGCCGCAGGCAACTTTGCGGTGATCAGTGAGGACGACGGCGATCTACCGTTTTAAGGCGGTGGAGGCATGGCGGAGAGCAAAGAATATGTCAAACTCTGGCTGAGCTACGAGGACTATTTCCGCGAGTATGACGACGAGTCGATCGGGGCTATCGTCCGGGCGATGCTCGCTTACCGGAAAAACGGAGAACAGCCGCAGTTTGAAGGCCCCGAACGGTTTATTTGGCCCGCGATTCAGCGGGATATTGACGAGTCCATAAAGGCGCAGGAAGCCGCCGCCAATGCCTGTCGAGAGAACGGGAAAAAGGGCGGCAGACCGCCGAAAGCAAGCGGTTTTTCGGAAACCAAGGGAAACCAAAAAAACCAAAGCGGTTTTTCGGAAACCAAAAAAAGCCAAGGACAAGGACAAGGACAAGGACAAGGACAAGGACAAGGACATATACCCCCTAAATCCCCCTCTACGGGGGACGCATTCGAGCGTTTCTGGTCAGTTTACCCGCGAAAAATCGGGAAACAGTCTGCTAAGAGAGCTTTCGAGCGGGTCAAAGCCCCCCTCGAAACACTTGTGACCGCGGTGGAGCGGCAGAAGTGCAGCGACCAATGGACGCAGAACAACGGGCAGTTTATTCCACACCCCGCCACATGGCTGAATCAAGGCCGGTGGGACGATGAGCTGCCCGAGAGCGCGGGGGGGTATCGGAACACTGGGGCTTTTACCGGCGGTGATGTATTCGCCGAGATGCTTGAGGAGGAAAAGAACCGTGGAAAGAGCTGACGTGATTAGCCTTTTGGGGCGATTAAAACAGGCTTATCCGCAGGCCTATGCCAAGATGACCCGCACAGAAGCCGAAGAGATGGTGTCCCTCTGGTCGGACATGCTGGGCGGGGAAGATCCTGCCGAGGCGATGGGCGCAGTGAATGCGCTGATCGCCGAGGACACGAGGGGATTTCCGCCAAAGGTCGGCCAAGTGCTGGCAAAGATCAGGGGCACCGCTTCCCCGCACGTCTCGGTGGCGTGGATGAAGCCATACATCGAGCGGACAGCCGAACAGGAATCATTCCTGCCGAGCGTATCGCGTTATGCGAGAGAACACGGGCTGACGTGGGAAGCGGCGGCTGCCGAAATGGAGGGAAGCAATGGGCATTGATATTTCTCGGCTGGGCAAGGACGCTCAAGCGCAGGTCATGGCAAAGATGGCCGTGCAGGAAGTCAAGAAGCGCAGCAAGTACGGCAACCGCAAGGTCGTGCGCGACGGCATCAAGTTCGATTCCGAGCGTGAGGCGGCGCGGTTCGGCGAGCTGAAAGTGCTGCGCGCGATGGGCAAGATTCGGGATTTGCGGCTGCAAGTGAATTTTACCCTCGTGGAGGGATACACAACTATCGAAGGTGAGAGAATCAAGCCGATGGTCTACCGCGCGGATTTTACTTACGAGCGGACGACTGAGCCGGACTGCAACGGCACGGTGCACTGGCTGCGCGAGGTCGAGGACGCAAAGGGCGCGAAAACGAAAGACTATCTGCTGAAAAAGAAGCTGATGCAGGACAAGTACGGCATCACGATCCGCGAGGTGTGAGATGAGCTTTGAGCACTGCCACAGCTGCAAGCCGCCGACGCGGCACGTAGGCTGTCACAGCGATTGCCCGTACTATCAGGCGGATATCTCCGCGCGGAGTGCGGCGAAAGAAGAAAAGCGCCGCCTGACGGATGCAAAATGCGACTGGCTGTGCGCGCGCCAATTCAAAACGCGGCGCTATCAGCGCTTGAAAGGACAGCAGGGATGAAGGGCAGATACCTCTACCTCGCGCTCGACCACAAGCACGCGGGCATCGTGACCTGCGTTGCGGATTCGCCGACAGAGCTTGCGCGTCTGCGCGGAATATCACCTACCGTCGTTTCCCACGCGCTCGCGCGGGCGAAGAAGAACCCGGAAAGCAAGTCGTGGTATGTCTCTGTCTGGACGGAATGGAGCGACGCGGAGTATGAAAAATATTTTGGTCGGAGAATGTGAGGGGCGAAGATGAAACACCTCGGCGATATTACGAAGATCAACGGCGCGGAGATCGAAGTCGTGGACGTTATCACCGGCGGCTCACCGTGCCAGGATTTGAGCATTGCAGGGAAACGCGCCGGATTGGCCGGCGCAAGGAGCGGATTGTTCATGGAACAGGTTCGCATCGTAAAGGAGATGAGAGAACATGACAGATCGAATGGACGGACAGGTGACATGGTCCGACCTCGGTTTATGGTCTGGGAAAACGTGCCCGGAGCGTTCTCGAGCAACAAAGGGAGAGACTTCGCGGCAGTCCTCGAAGAGATCATCCGCATCGCAGAACCGGAAGCCCCCGATATTGAAGTGCCTGAAAAGGGTTGGAACACCTGGGGGGGCTACCACGATGAAGTGGGAGGACGATGGAGCGTGGCTTGGCGAGTGCATGATGCGCAACACTGGGGAGTCCCCCAACGTCGCCGTCGTATCTCGGTTGTCGCAGATTTTGGAGGCGACACCGCAGGCGAAATACTCTTTGAGCGCAAAAGCGTGTCAAGGCATTTTGCGGAGAGCGGAACGGCGCGGGAAAGACTTGCCGGAGATTCTGAAAGCGGTGCTGGTAGAACAGGCGAAAGTATAGCACATGCTTACGGAGAAACAGGTGTTGGATATTGGAAGAATGGCGTTCAAACATTGCGGGCAGAAGGAGAAAACAGACCATCGAGACCATCTAATGTTGTCGTATGCATGGCTACACAGCAGGGCGGCGCAGAACTTCGGACAGACGACCGATCACCTACACTTACCGCAGCGGCCGGCATGAGCGGGAACAATCAGCCGGTTGTATGCGCCGGGTTTAAGCTCGGCAACAGCGAGCAAGCGCGAAGCATCGGCTACGCCGAGGAGCAAGCCCCCACTCTGTGTGCGGAGTGCGGAGGTAACAAGCCCGCGGTCGTGGCACTGGATATGACACACGCTTGTGACGTCATCCGCGAGTGTGGCGAGGTCGTTCCGAGTTTGCAAGCAAGAATGGGAACAGGCGGGAACCAAGTGCCGCTGACGTATCAAATGCAGGGCTTCGGCGATTATCGCGAGGGCGATGTTGCGAGCAGCTGCAAGCAGCGAGACTACAAGGACAGCACCGATTTAGTGGTCAGCAGTGTTGATTGCCGCAATTTCACCGAGGGGGGCGAGATCAACGGGACGCTGCAAGCAAAAGAGAGCGGCGGGCAAAGTCTGAATTTGCAAAGCACTGTCCGCACGGGAATGATCGTGCGCCGCCTTACCCCGATGGAGTGCGAACGGCTGCAAGGATTCCCGGACGTTTGGACCGACATTGGCGAGTGGCGCGACAGCAGGGGCAAAATGCGCAAACCAAGCGACAGCCCGCGCTACAAGGCACTGGGTAACTCCATCGCCCTGCCCTTCTGGGATTTCCTGGCAAAGCGTATCAGCGCGCAATATCTACGCCCTGTTACGATGGGCAGCCTGTTTGACGGCATCGGCGGGTTCCCACTGGTATTTGAACGGCACAACGGCAAGGGCACGGCACGCTGGGCAAGCGAGATCGAAGAATTCCCCATTGCCGTGACAAAATTGAGATTTGGGGGGGGGGAATGACTATGTACATTGGCGAACCATTTAGCTGGAAGCCTGCCGCATTTGAGGGCAGCTATTTTACGGCGGAGGTACACGGAATCAAGCTCAAAGAGAGCTTCAAATTTTAGGGAGGTAATTATGGACGCTATTGAATTTATCAAGCAGTTGAGACGCATGGATGAAAAGGGAGTGCCGAAGAATCGTTTCATTTATCTACGCGTTGGCAGAGAGACGGATTCGCCAGAGGACGTTGTGGCCGAAGTTGAGGAATGGGTAAAGATGAATCCCGTCAAGACGCGGCAGAGCGTGTTTCTGGAGCAGTGTCCAGATGCTATTATTAGCGATGACGAATTGCCAGAGGTCGCGCCGTGTCAGCTATGTGCTGGGTTGATTCATGGTAGATCTGTAGAAGATTGCGAGAACAGAGGATTATGTGTTGAATGCCGCCGCGAGTTCTGGATGCAGGAGGTCGAGTGATATGTGCCCGTACGATCACGGAATCTGCAAAGCACCGGATACGACGTGCCCTCACTGGATGGGGACATTTTGCGAGCTTGATATGCAGGGGGCGAGAGAATGAAGCGTATCCTCATCGCCGCAGCGGCGATTGTGGCGCTGCTGGTTGGCTGCTCGCAGACGCATTATCCGTATGTGCGGTACTTGAACAGCGACCTCACGAACGACAGCAAAAGTCGGAAAATCGAAGTCCGAGATGGGTACGAGCTCAACGAAGGTCATTCGTGGGACATCGTCGAAACGGATCAGGGCTATGATCTGGTTCTTCATTTTATCGAAAAGGAGGCGGAATGATGGAACGGCTTACAAAGCGAAGCCCCGACACAACGAAAGAGAACGGCGTGTGCTGCACGCACTTCCACAGTCCTGAGTGCTTCATGGTCGAAGGTAACTGCTCCGCAGGATGCAAGTGGGAAGAAGCGGCGTGGAGCCGCCTTGCCGACTACGAGGACACGCGGCTGACACCGGGAGAGGTGCGCAGCTTATGGGGTGAATGGACCGCCATGATGCGAGTTCTTAACAGCATCGGCAGCTATGACCGCCTGCGCGAACTGGACAAGGCCGACAAGGACGGGCGGCCGGTGGTGCTTCCGTGCAAGGCGGGAGATACGGTGTATGAGGTTACAAGTCGAAAAACCATAAGCGAATACCGAGTAAAGGCAATTCGCGTGGAATTGTTTTGTACATTCATTGAATGGGATATCGTAGCCGGGTTTGTTGATAAATCCATTTTCGGCGTACCGGTCGATGAAATCGGCAAGACCGTATTCCTCACCCGTGAAGAAGCGAAGAAAGCATTGGAGGCAACGAAAAATGAGTAAAGCTGTTATGCTGAGCATTCGCCCGAAGTGGTGCGAGAAGATTGTTAGCGGCGAAAAGACCATCGAAGTGCGCAAGACGCGGCCAAAGATGGACACGCCGTTTAAGTGCTATATCTACTGCACGTTGCCAAAATATCCGCACGAGGACTTCATTGCGACGGACTATCCAAGGCCACAGTTTTACGGCGGCGGCAAGGTCATCGGGGAGTTTACCTGCGACCGGATTTATGAGCTTGCGCCCCTCAACCATGCACCGGATGACGTAGAAAAGCAAGCCTGCCTGACGCGGGAAGAAATTGTGGACTACCTAAAGGGAACCGGCTACGGCTGGCATATCGTCAACCTGAAAATATACGACACGCCGCGAGAGCTGAGCGAGTTCCGCCGAGCGTGCCCGAATAGTTGGTATTGCGAGAGTTGCGCCATGTACTGGGAAAACGGCGGAACCTGCGGAAACGAGAGCTTGCAGATCAAGCGCGCGCCGCAGAGTTGGTGCTATGTGGAGGAGATGAAGAATGTTTGAGTTAAAATCCTGCCCGTTTTGCGGAGCCAAGGGCGTTATGCAGAGAAACGGTCACTGCTTTCGGGCATGCTGCCCAAATAGAGACTGTCCAATCGAACCGAGAACACATTGGTTTTTGAATTATCTATTAGCAATCTCGGCATGGAACAGGAGGGTAGACAATGGTTGAATACATTGAGCGAGAAGCGGCGATTGCAATAATTGAAGAAAAGCAAAAAGAACTATGCCCCGTCGGACGATACGGAAGAGGTTATGTTTATGGCTCCGACAGGGAGAAGTATGACGCTTGGGATGCGATTATTGATGCTCTAGAAAATATACCAAGCGCTGACGTTGCGCCGGTGGTGCATGCACAGTGGATTGAAGATGAGAGTGGAATTATTATCTGCCCAGAGTGCAAACGGGGATATAACCTGATCGCTAAATTTACCAATTACTGTCCTGCATGCGGCGCGAAGATGGACGGAAAGGAGGGCGCAAATGCTGACAATCACGATTAAAGCCAACGTCCCCGCCGCTGACGCGCAGGGCATCAAGGAGCGAATTGCCATGGACATTGAGCGATACGGAGACGTGAAGGTCGTGAGCATCGTAAGCGACCGGGGGCGAGAAGAACAATTACGAATGAAATAACGCCTGCGGGCGAAAAGAAAGGAATTTTGCTATGAAAAAGTACATTGGAACGAAACTTATCGAGGCGGCACCGGCTATCCGCAAGGGCGGCAAGGTCTATGAGAAGACCCAGCCCATCCCGAGAAGCATGGAATCCGAGGAAGACGGCTACAAAGTCCGCTATCCTGATGGCTATGAATCTTTCAGCCCGAAGAAGGTCTTCGAAGAGGCGTATCGCCCGACTGACGGGCTGAGCTTTGGACTTGCTATCGAGGCGGCAAAGAAGAGGATGAAAATCGCACGCCGCGGTTGGAACGGTAAGAACCAGTACGTTGAGCTTGCGGAGCGCATCAGCTACGAAAACGCTGCGCACGAGGTAATCAATGCTAAGCACGAGGCCATCGGCAACAAGGCGCTCGCCTTCATTGGTACGTCCGGCGTGCAACTCGGCTGGCTGGCTTCGCAGGCCGACATGCTGGCTGATGACTGGATGATCGTCGGGGAAGCGGTGGCCGAATGAGCATCAACATCAAGAAGTACACCAAAGACCAGATGGCGAAGATGGTGGAGGACGCGCAGGAAAGCGCGAAAACCGCCGCCGCATATGAAGCCACATGGCGAAATCAGGTTAAGAATCTGGAATCGCAAGTCAGCGCATTGAAGCAGAGAAACACCGTCCTGACCGAGAGCATCGAACAGATGAACGGCGAGGCCATCAACAAGGCAAACGAGATCGCGAATCTGAAAGCGGACGCGGACGCGCTGCGAAACAAGCTTGCTGACACTGAGGCGGCGCTTGGGCGGGCGAATGCAGAGTTGACGTATTCTGTCGCTGAAAAGAACGCGCTGCGGAATGACGTAACTAAAATGACGGATAGAGCCGCTTTTGAGCTTGGGCGCGCCAATTACGCAGAATCCCACCCGTGGCGGAATCTGTGGGCGTGGGTCAAAAGAAAGCTGAGCCGTGAGTAAGTGGATTGTTATTATCCGCTGTGAGTTAAAACAAAAAGGGGGCAAAGATGGACGCTAAGCGCCTAAACCGTGACGCAGTTGTATATAAGCAAATTGCGATTCACGGGGGAGAGCAAAACGATAGTGGTCTTATTTTGGCAGCGAAAACATATCGAAAACAAGGTAATGTAAGATATGTAAATCTCGATAGCGAATACATAGTTGCAGAAATTGGAGGAGCAAAAGAGGTTTTTCGAGCAGAGCGGAGGCGCATATGAGCACGTTTCCTGACCGTTTGCGGAGATTGCGCGAACGCCACCAGTTAAAGCGCTGTGTGTTATCTGAGCTGTGCGGGCTGAACCGCAACACAATCAAACGCTACGAGATGGGGACGCAGAAACCATCAATGGACGCGCTGATAAGCATTGCCGACTATTTCGGTGTGTCGATTGATTACTTGCTTGGAAGGTCGGACTACCCAAAAGGTTTATAAAAATTTTTTGCAAAACTCACTTATAAGTGAGTTAGGGCATTGCAATTATGGGAGAATGGAGCTGCAGAGGTGTAAAAGTCTTTGCGGTTCTCTCATTTATGGCGTTTACCTCCTGCGCCATAGCGGGGCGCGGTGCTTTTCATTTTTTCACACCGTCCCCCGCGATATGCAGACGTAGCTCAACCAAAAGAGCGGCGCTTTGGCGATGCTATTGCGACGAAGCAGGTGCAAGCCCCGCCGTCTGCACCAAAAGAGGATGGCCGCTGCCTTGAGTGCGGCGTTGTAGCCCCTCGGGGCGGGTAAAGTCTGCTATGTAAGGCCAAGGGGTGGGGGCTGGTAGCAAAACGAGGTGATGCCTTGTGATCGGAAAAACTTATACGCTGGAAGAAATGGACAAGCAGGTAAAAATCAATATGCGCCTGCTTGAAAAATTCAAGACCCAGCTTTGGGCTGAGTACGGATACACCGTGGAAAACATCATGAAGATGTTTGATACGCTGTATGAAGAACAACAGGAAGTAATGCCGTTACCGTGGTATGAGTATTGCTGCGGTGTAAGTGACACAAAAAAATGGAGTGGTGACAATGGCTGCAAGGCTGACAGACCGTCAAAAGAAGAAAATACTGGCGGACTATGTGCAGACCAGCAACTATTGCGCCACCGCGAAAATCAACGGCGTTTCAGCGACCACGGTTAAAAACATTGTTCGGGCAAATGCCGACATTGTGGAAAAGTGTGAGCAGAAAAAAGAGGAGAATACTGCCGATGTTTTGGCTTACATGGACGCGCACAAAGACCTTGTGTGTTCGTTCATCGGCAAGGGGCTTGAAATGCTCAACGACCCGGAGAAGCTGGCGGCGGCGAATCTCAGCCAGATCACAACGGCGATGGGGACGCTGATCGACAAGTGGGCGATGGTGCAAGAGAAAACCGGAGATAACAATGACGATGGTGTGATGGTGGTTATCGATGTCTAAGATACTTCTTTCGCAAAAGATCGCGCCGGCGTTCTATGGCGTTGCAAAAGATGTGTTTCAACATGGGCACACGCATTACGATTTCAGCGGCGGTCGAGGTTCGCTAAAGTCTTCGACGGTATCTATCCTTGTCCCGCTGATTCTGATGCAGAAGCAGAACCGAAATTGTCATGCTCTTGTTCTGCGCAAGGTGGCAAACACCATCCGAGACAGCGTTTATGCTCAGTACATTTGGGCAATCGGAGAACTAGGGGCGGCTCAGTATTGGGAAGCCAAGGTTTCTCCGATGGAGATGATTTACAAGCCGACAGGCCAGAAAATCATGTTTCGCGGCGCTGATGATCCGATGAAAATCAAGTCTATTAAGGTGCCGTTTGGCTACATCGCCGTGACGCACTTTGAAGAGAAAGACCAGTTTGCCGGACGCGCGGAAATCCGAAACATTTTGCAGTCGACCATGCGCGGCGGCTCGGTGTTTTGGAACTTTGAGAGCTATAACCCACCGATCAGCCGTGACAACTGGGCAAATAAAGACAGCTTGGAAGAACGCGCCGACCGACTGTGCCACAAGTCAACGTATCTGCAAGCGCCGCCTGAGTGGCTGGGGCAGCAGTTTATCGATGAGGCGGAACACCTCAAAGAGACAGACGAGCGTGCATATCAGCACGAGTATCTTGGCATTCCAGTCGGCACGGGTGGAAATGTGTTTGAAAATTTGGAGCTGCGAGAGATCACCGACGAAGAAATTGCGCAGTTCGACCGCATTTATAACGGTGTTGACTGGGGCTATTTCCCTGACCCGTGGGCATTTAACCGCTGCTATTACGACGCCGCGAGACGCACGTTATATATTTTCGCGGAAATGACTGCAAACAAAAAGAGAAACAAAGAAACGGCTGATATGCTGCTTGACTATGGCTTGACCCGCGATGATCTCATTACAGCAGACGGCGCAGAGCCTAAGAGTGTCGCGGACTATCAAAAATTTGGGCTGCGCTGCATTAGCGCAAGAAAAGGGCCGGGAAGCATTGAGCGATCTATGCAGTGGCTACAGGGGTTATCGAGCATTGTAATCGACAAGGCAAAATGCCCCAAAACGGCAGAGGAGTTTGTTTCTTACGAATACGAACGAAACCGCGAGGGAGATATCATCAGCGGGTATCCTGATGCAAATAACCACCATATTGATGCATGTCGATATGCGACGGAATCGATATGGAAAGTGCCCGGTCAAAAGGGCAAGAGCGATTATACCCCCATTTGGAACAGATAGGACGGTGAGCGGCTATCAAAACATATAACGACCTTGCGGCGGTCGGTGAAAACGAGCAGGCGCGCATTGAGTTTATCCGCAGCGCGATCAATGAGCACCGCGAGAGCACGGCGTATAAAACGGCGGTGGATGCGGAGGCGTACTATGACGGCCTGAATCCGACCATCAATCGCTATGAAAAAATCATCTATGATATGCAGGGGCGCAGCCACACGGATATGTGGACGGCAAACCACAAGCTGGCCAGCCGCTTCTTCGGCCTGGCGGTGGACCAGGAGGTTTCCTATCTTCTGGGCAACGGCGTAACCTTTGCGGAGAAGGAAACGCCGAGCAAGCTATGCCCGGACTTTGACCAGGAAGTCATGGATGCGGCGCGTGAGGCGAAAATCGCGGGCGTGTCCTTCGGCTTTTGGGACTTAACTCACCTGCGGGTATTTTCTTTGTTGGAGTTTGTGCCGCTTTACGATGAAGAAGACGGCGCAATGAAAGCCGGTATTCGATTCTGGCAGGTGGCACAGGATAAGCCGCTGAGAGCGACGCTGTACGAGATCGATGGCTTTACCGAGTACTTCCAGCCGAAGAACAAAGATATGAGCGTATTGCAGGAAAAGCGCAGCTACAAGCTCGTTATCCGCAAGGCCGAAGTCGGCGAAACAGAGATTTACGACGGCGGCAATTATCCGAGTTTCCCCATCGTTCCGCTGAAAAACAATAAGCGGTGCCTATCCGAAATTGTAGGCAAGCGCAACACCATTGACGCGCTCGATCTTGCGTCCTCGAACATGGTAAACAACGTGGACGAGGGCAATTTGATCTATTGGGTGCTGTCCAACTGCAACGGCATGGACGATCTCGACGATGCGAAATTTGTGGAGCGCTTGAAAACCACCCATGTCGCCCACGCCAACGGCGATGATGGCGCAAAGGTGGAGAGCAAGACCATCGAGGCCCCGTATGAGGGCACCAGCAGCACCATTGATATGCTCAAGAAAAAGCTGTACGAAGATTTCCAGTGCTTTGACGCTGCGGCGGTATCCGCAGGGAACCAGACGGCGACCGCGATCAAGGCCAGCTATGTGCCGCTGGATTTGAAAACAGACAAGTTTGAATCCGAGGTAACGCGGTTTATTGTTGAGATTTTGCGTTCGGCAGGCATCGAGGATCAGCCGAGCTACACGCGCAATCAGATCATCAACAAGAGCGAGGAAACACAGAACATCCTTCTGGGCGCGGCGTATTACGATGACGAATACATCACAAAGAAGCTGTTGACGATCAACGGCGACATTGACCAGTACGAGGACATGGCAAAGCGGAAGGCGGCAGAAGAGATCGACCGCAGTCTTGCGGAACCGGTCGCGCCGGGGGTGAGCGGCGATGGCGACCAGTGATCTTGGGCATCAACTGACCGACAAAGAGCTTGCGAAGTTGGAACGGCGTATTGCAAGGCTGTACCGTGAGGCTGGGGAAGAGCTGCAAGCGACCATTGACGCTTACTTTGAGCAATTCAAAAAGCGCGACGAGGAAATGAAGGCACTGATCGGCACCGTGCAGAACGGTAAGGAATGGACGGAGGCCGACTATAAGCAATGGCGGCTGAACCAGATTGGGCGTGGGGAACGCTATCAGGCCATGCGTGACAAGGTAGCCCATCGCGTGACCGATGCAAACGCTGTGGCAGTATCCTACACCAACGATGCAACGCCCGGTATCTACTCCCTCAACCGCAACTATTCGGCCTATACCATCGAACAGGTCGCGGGCAACGTCGGCTTTGACCTGTGGGACGAGCAGACGGTCAAGCGGCTCATGCTAGAGCAGCCGGATTTAATGCCATATTACCCGCCGAAACGCGCCTTAAAGCGTGGTATCGACCTCGCGTATGGCAAGAAGCAGATCACGGCAAGCGTGACAAGCTCTATCTTGCAGGGCAAAAGCATCAAACATATGGCAGACGACCTGCAAAAGCGCATTACCACCATGAGCCGCGATAGCGCTATTCGCACGGCCAGAACCGCCGTGACAGGCGCGCAGAACGCCGGACGCATGGACAGCTATGCGGCGGCGGAGAAGATTGGGATAAAGTTAAAGAAACGTTGGCTTGCGACGCTGGACGCGCGTACACGCCACTCTCACGCCATGCTTGACGGCGAACAAGTGGCGCAGGACAAGAAGTTTTCTAACGGTTGTCGCTTTCCCGGCGACCCACAAGGGCCACCGTGGGAGATATATAACTGCCGCTGTACGCTGATTGCCGCCGTGGAAGGAGTAGATACCTCATCGGCTCAGAGACGCGCCAGAAACGCCGGTACTGGGCGGAATGAGGTTATTTCGAATATGACCTATGCGGAATGGGCTGGGTGGAAAAAGGATACAAAGCAAGTTGCAAGTGCGGCAAAATCTGCTATAATAGAAGAAAGCAAGCCGTTGCCAATCACTATTTCGGATTGCACCACGGAGACGCGGAAATATGATTTTAGTGATGGGACGGAAAACGGGACGAGAAAATCCGCAAATGCCACGGTTTATAAAACTCCAGACGGAACAGAGTTTGTATTTCCGGCGAGTTACAACAAATTGCACCAGACGATGACCCCAGAGAAAGCGGTTGAGCTTTGGAGCAAGGTTCCAGAAAAATTGCGGAATATGGGGCAAAAACAAATCATATTCCAAGATGTTCATAATCCGCAAGACAAATACTGGAGAAAGCGATACAAGAAATTCCGAGGCAGTTATGCTACGGGCGGGGATGACATCAATTTTTGGCGTTACGATTATCCACATAACGACGATTATGTTGTGCGAACTTATTGCCATGAAATCGGGCATAAAGTTGACACGGACAATAGCGTAAATGGCACACGCTTCTCGGAGTACACATGGTGGACGGATGCAATGGCTGAGGATAAGAAGGTATCCGGCCAAAAATCGGTTACAGTCTACGGAGAAAACGCCAATTCTGAGGATTTTGCGGAAAGCATGGCCGAATTTGTTAAAGACCCGGATGCATTTAGGAAGAAGTTCCCAAACAGAGCAAAAATTATTGATATTTTCTTGAGATAAGGCGGTGAGCGCTTATGAAAACAAAAAGGTTTTATGATGACAATGGGAAACTTGTTAAAGAGCGCGTTTACGGGAAAACGCCGTCCGGTGGCGATTATTCGGAAATCTGCTATATTGGCAACAATCGAATGGTTATCAGAGAGTGCAAGGAGGATGGTACGCTTATTGCTGAAACATGGGGTGAGCAATGAGCGTTACAATCCAAGACCACAGTGCGGAGGTTTCCGCTGAAATCAAGGCGGCGCTGTTGCGGGGGCTTGAAAAGATTGGGCTGGTGGCAGAGGGATATGCGAAAAAGCTGTGCCCCGTTGACACCGGCAATCTGCGGAACAGCATCACCCATATGATAGACGAGCAGGAACCGGCGGCAATCATCGGCACGAACAATGAGTATGCTGCTTACGTCGAGCTTGGCACCGGCATTTACGCCGAAGGCGGCGGCGGACGGCCTACGCCGTGGGTGTATCAGGATGCAAAGGGCAACTGGCATTACACGCGCGGCAACAAGGCACAGCCGTTTTTGAAACCCGCTGCCGCCGACCATGCGGGACAGTATCGGGACATTCTGGAAAGCGAGCTGAAAAATGGATAATGAAACCATCAAGGCCATTGAAGCCATTATCAAGCGCGGCAACGATGCTGAAATACGACGAAAAGGCGACGGGTACATTGTCTTAGAGGTCAAGAAAACAATCAAATACAGCACTTCCGCGCGATAGGGCGCGGGAAAGGGCAATAGGAGCCAGCTTGTAAGGATTTCTTACAGGTTGGCTCTTTTGTTTTAGGTAAAACCCGCAAGGTACAGCGGTTTTTATACAACGTTCGCCCCCGAAGAATTGGGGCCAAGGAAAAGGAGAACGAATAACATGGCGAAATTTACGAGAGCGGAAATTAGAAATATTCTCGGCGAAGCTTGCACCGAAGAGATCGAAAATCGCTTGGTTGCGCTGCATCTGGGCGTGGTTGACCCCCTCAAGGACGATCTCACAAAGTATAAGGCGGACGCGGAGAAACTGCCCTGTGTCCAGAAGCAGTTGGACGACCTCAAGGCAGCGGGTGACGGTGGCTATAAGGAAAAGTACGAGAAGGAACACTCGGCCTTTGAAGCCTTTAAGACCGACATCACGGCAAGGGAAAGCAAGGCGGCGAAGGAAAAGGCCGTCCGGGCTTACTTTGAGAGCAAAAACATCACCGGCGCGAATCTCGACCTTGCGATGCGCGGCTGCGGCGAGGAAATGGCCGCATTGGAGCTGGACGGCGAGAAGATCAAGGACACCAAGAGCCTTGATGCACTCGTAGACGGCACCTACAAGGGGCTTGTCTCCACCACGCAGACAAAGGGCGCGAATCCCGCCACTCCCCCGGCAAATACCGGCGGCGGCGCAATGACCAAAGATCAGATCATGGAGATCAAAGACAGAGCGGAGCGCCGCGCGGCAATCGCTGCAAACATCAATCTTTTTGAAAATAAGAACGGAGGCTAATTATGGCTGCTGAAACCAATCTGATCAAGAAAAATGACCTCGCCCGCGTGCGCGAGATCGAATTTACCGAAATGTTTGGCTACTCCATCAAGAAGCTGATGGAGGCATTGGGCGTGACCCGCAAGATCGCCAAGCAGGCTGGTACTGTGCTTAAGAGCTACAAGGCGACCGGCACGCTTGAGAGCGGCGTTGTGGCCGAGGGTGACACCATCCCCCTCTCCCACTACAAGACCGAGGCCGTGAACTACAAGGAGATCACGCTCAAGAAGTGGCGCAAGGCCACCTCTGCCGAGGCGATCACCGACCGCGGCTACGATCAGGCGGTGGAAATGACCACCGACGAAATGCTCAAGGATGTGCAGAAGGGCATCCGCAAGAGCTTCTTTGACTTCCTCTCGACCGGCACCGGAGCGGTGAGCGGTAAGAACTTCCAGACTGTTCTTGCGCAGGCGTGGGGCAATCTGCAGGTCCTTTTCGAGGACGACGAGATCGGCGCGGTCTACTTCATGAATCCGCTGGACGTTGCGGATTACCTGTCTACGGCCAACATCACCGTGCAGACCGCGTTCGGCATGAGCTACGTCGAGAACTTCCTCGGCCTCGGAACGCTCATCATGAACGCCAGCGTCCCGAAGGGCAAGATTTACGCCACGGCAAAGGACAACATCGTCCTCTACTACATCCCCGTCAACGGCGCCGATCTGCAGGAGGTCTTCACCTTTACCACTGACGCGACCGGCTACATCGGCATCCATGAGGAGCCTGATTACACCAACATGACCGCATCGGACACCGTCATTAACGGCATGGAGCTGTTTGCCGAGCGCATTGACGGCGTGGTCGTTGGCACCATCGACACCGGCACGCTCGGCTCTTTGACGGTCACCTCTGCCGCTGGCTCCAAGAGCGGCGATACCAAGCTGACCGTGTCTCCGGCAAAGGCTGCTGCGGGCAACAAGTATAAGTACACGTCCGGCGCCTCTGCCGCAACCGTCGCTTACGGCGACAACGTCGCCGGTTGGAACGATTGGGACGGCAAGAGCGACCTGACCATTGCGACCGGCCAGAAGGTGACCGTTGTTGAGTGCGACGGCAACTATCATGCGCTCAAGTCCGGTAGCGCTGACGTAATGGCAAAAACCTGATAGGAGGGCGGCGTGATGCTTGAACAGGTCTTACGGCACTTGAACAACTGGTTCCTTGTGGAGATTCACGAGGGCACGTTCACCGTGGAGAATGGCAGCATTACGCTGCCCTTTCTCCTGACCAATCAATATTTCCGCATCGTCGGCTCTGTGTTTAACGACGGTCTGCATCAATATCCAGCGGTCGATTTAACGGACGAGACGTTTACCGGCTCTGTGTGGGCGCTTGCCGTGCCGAAAGCCGTAATCGATCTTTCGGTTGAGATCGAGGCGTGGCAGGAGAAGAACGGGGAGGCCGTTGCAAGCCCGTATCAAAGCGAGAGCTTCGGGGGCTACTCCTACACCAAACGCAGCGCGGGAAGCGACAGCGGCACGTTAAACGGCTGGCAGGACGCTTTCCGAGGTCGGTTAAACGACTGGCGAAAGCTCAAGGGGGTGGAACCGTGAGTTTACTTGACGATTTCGCAAGCAAATGCGTGCTGATGGAAAAGACGCGAACGCCGGACGGCGCAGGCGGCTACATCGTCGCATGGGCCGAGGGCGCGGAATTTCTCAACTACCAGGCGCTCGACACCTCGATGGAGGCCCGCAGAGCCGAAAAAGAGGGCGTGACCTCGGTGTATTCCGCGCTGGTCAATCAGAGCGTTCCCATCGAGTATAACGATTATTTCCGCGATACGGAAACGGGGATTACCTATCGCGTGACCTCGAATCCAGAGGAAAAGGCCGCGCCGAGGTCTGCGGGTGCAATCATTAAGGCGCTAAAATTCTTCACAGCGGAGCGAAAGGAGCTGCCAAAATGACAAAGGATAAGGCGCTCCATGCGTGGTTTTCTCAATTCCTCCCGTCCTATCCGACCTCCAACGTGCCAAAAGACGCGGCCTTTCCGTGGTTGACCTATGAGCTTATCACGGGGTCGTGGGAGAGCGGCGAAATCGCGCTGACGGTCAACCTCTGGTACTACACCGAGAGCGAAGCGGTACCGAACGCAAAGGCGCAGGAAATCGCCGACGCCATCGGCATGGGTGGAACGTTTGTCTTTTACGACGGCGGCGCGATGTGGATCACGCGCGGCTCCCCGTGGTGTCAGAACATCGCGGACGAAAGCGATAAGAACATCAAGCGGCGGTACCTCAATCTTACCGTTGAATACCTGTCGCAAAACTGATGAAAGGACAACGACATGAAATTTACCAAAATTCCTGTTGATACATTTCAGAAATTACAGATCAACGCCGGCGTTTTAACGACTGACTTTACGCCTGCAACCGGCACCATTGGGGAGGCAGGGCAGATCGGCGCGACGACCGGCGGCGTCAACTTCTCGGCAACTCCGGAATACTCAGACTATGGCGAAGATATTGACAACTGCCCGAAAAACACGAAGGAGCTGAAAAAGCTCGATTCGTGGGAGGCAAAGGCGAGCGGTACGTTTGTCAGCGCCGATACCGCCATTGCAAAAAGCCTGTGCGGCGCTGCGGACATTGACAGCAGCGACACCACGAAAGTAACGCCGAGAAATGACGTGCTTGAAAAGGACTTTTCGGATATTTGGCTGGTAGGCGACTACTCCGACAAGAACGGAGACGCAAACGGCGGTTTTATCGCAATCCACCTGATGAATTCACTGTCCACTGGCGGGTTCCAGCTCCAAACGGCGGACAAGGGCAAGGGCCAGTTCGCCTTTGAGTATACGGCGCACTATTCCATGAGAGCGCAGGACAAGGTGCCGTTTGAGATTTACATCAAGGCCGGTACGGCGGAGGCGTAAATGAAACTTTCCGATATTCAGGGCGAGCGCGTCTTTGACGTCATCGCAGATATCATTGATCCTGTCGCAAACATTGCACAGGACAATGCGGCATCTGCGCTTTTCAGGCGCGAACGATTGCCGGAAGGTATGACGGCAAAAAACTTCTTAGTGTGGCGGGCGAGAAAGTCGCTCCCCGTGCTTTTTAAGGAGCACAAGGGCGATATCATCGCCATTCTCGCTTCCATTGAAGGGGTTAGCGAGGAACAGTACAAGAGCGAATTGAACCTTGTCAAGCTGATGCAGGACGCAACGGAGCTTTTGTCTGATGAAGCATTTAGCGTGCTTTTTATCTCAGCGCAGAGCGGGAGATCCTCTGGCTCTGCGCAGGAGAATACCGAGGACGAAAACAAGTAAAGCCGTTCCTGCGGTACTGTGTGGCGCGGCTCAATGAGAGAGCGAAAACCGAGGCGTACCGCATCTATGTGACGGACGCGCTGCGCATTGTGGCCGAAAACACGGCGCGATACGCGGGTGGGAACTACATCAAGGCGCGATACGCGGACATTATTGAGCCGAAAAAGCAGGACAACAGAACGTGCGAAGAGATTACCGCCGATGTGGTCGCGCGGTGCGGATTGGTGGTGAAACATGAATCTACTTGATTTATTTGTCAAAATCAGCGTAGACGACGGAGACGTAGACAAGGGCTTTTCAGAAACGAGCAGCAAGGCGGAAACGCTTGCCGGGAAACTGAAAGGCGGGCTTGCTACGGCGGCAAAGATCGGCGGCGCTGCGATTGCGGCGGCAGGCGCGGCTGCGGTTGCCATTACAAAACAAGCCGTAGAAAATTACGGCGAGTACGAACAGCTGGTCGGCGGCGTGGAAACGCTTTTTAAATCCTCTGCCGATACCGTGATGCAGTACGCGCAGAACGCATACCAGACGGCGGGCATGAGCGCAAACGAGTACATGACCACCGTGACGGCGTTTTCCGCGTCCCTGCTGCAATCGATGGGCAATGACACGGATGCGGCTGCGGAAAAGGCAAATTTGGCCATTACCGACATGAGCGATAACGCAAACAAGATGGGTTCGAGCATGGAATCCATTCAAAATGCGTATTCCGGCTTCGCCAAGCAGAACTATACCATGCTCGATAACCTTAAGCTCGGCTATGGCGGCACGAAGGAGGAAATGCAGCGTCTTTTGGACGATGCAAATGCTCTGAATGCCGCACAGGGCAACTACACCAATTACGCCATCGACAGCTACGCGGACATCGTTGACGCTATCCATACCGTGCAAACGGAGATGGGTATTACAGGCACGACGCAGCTGGAAGCCAGCACGACGATTCAAGGCTCTATCGCGTCGATGAAAGCGGCGTATGACAACTTTATCACGGGACTTGGCGATGAAAACGCCGACATGGCAGAACTCACCACAAACCTCTTAGGCAGCACCGTGACGGTTGCGGAAAACCTCTTACCGGTCGTTGAGAAAATCCTTGAAAACATCGGCGTTGTGGTGCAGGAAAAAGGCCCTGAAATGATTGAAAAATTCGTCGGCTATGCCGTCGAAAAACTTCCGCAGGTCATTGAGCTGGGCATGAAGATGGTGTTGGCAATCGCCAGCGGCCTTGCTGATAATTTGCCGCAGATCGTTCGGTCGGTGCTTGACATGATGGCGACCATTGTAAAGACCTTCGTTTCCTCGCTTCCCGATATCGTAGATGTCGGCAAACAAATCGTGAAGGGCCTGTGGGAAGGTATCAAGGCAATGGGCAGCTGGATCAAGAATAAAGTCGGGAGTTTCTTTTCTGGAATTGTTTCAGGCGTAAAAAGCAAACTCGGGATTCATTCCCCGTCCCGCGTATTTGCGGGAATCGGCGAGAATATGGCGCTGGGCCTTGGCGAGGGCTGGGACAACGAATACGACAATATCAAGCGGAATATCACGGGCAACCTCGACTTTGGGACAGCGAGCATCGGTACGGAACGATCTGTTTCCGGCAAATTGCATGGCGCGATTTCTTCCCTCGGCGGCATGGGCGGCGATATCAACATCGTTGTTCAGTCCGTGCTTGACGGGAAAATTATCGGCGAATCCGTGAGCAAGTACAATCGGCAAATGCAGCGGGCTATGGGGGTGTAAATGAATATTACATTACGAATTAGCGCGTTGGACGTGCATGAAAAAGTGTCCACTTACAACGTGCGGCGCGAGGTGAGCTATAGCAAGGTCATCACAACAATGGATGACACGGAGCACGCGGCCCGCTCGAAAGACAGATATATTGTCGAAACATCGTTTTTCCCGATGACAGAAGCAGAATCCACGGAATATTACAATGCGTTGATGGGCGACACCGTGAGCGTGACGTTTACCGACCCTTATAGCGGTGCGGACATAGTAAAGGCCATGCGCGTAACAAGCAATTTAGAAGCCGCGTTTGCGCTGGTCAGCGTGGATGGTAATCGGCGCTATAAGGGCGGCGCGGTACAGTTGAGGGAGATTTAATGCACAGCGTAAGTGATTTATACTTAACACTGCTTGCTGACCGGAATCATCGTGTAGAAACCAAATTAAGCATTGCGGGGGTGGAATATAGTCAAGCGGACATCGTAAAAAACAGCTTACGAGTGTATGGCGGACTGTATTCCACCTTTGGCATTGGGAATTGTTCGGCGCGACAGATCGACGTTGAGCTTTACCCAAAAGGCACGATTCCTCGGCAAGCAAAAATCGAAGTATTTGCACGGCTGCGGCTGGGCGAACAGGTGAGCGAGTGGATTCCTAAGGGCGTGTTTTTCTTCTCCACGCGCAAGACCGACCGGGTCACGGGCGTTTTGAGTGTGCACGGGTATGATGCGATGCTCAAAGCGGAGGAGACGTGGCTCGACAGCAGCTATGACGCGGAGACATGGCCGATGCCTGCGGCGACGGCGGTCGCCGACATCGCGGCGCGCATGGGGGTGGCAGTGGACAGCCGCACGGTATTGGATGCGGCATTTCCGATGCAGTACCCCGTAGACGACGAGGGCGATATGACGATGCGCGAGGCGCTGGGGCGTATCGCGGTCGCCAACGCGGGGAATTGGATCATCACGGATGAGGGAAAGCTGCTGCTGGTCGGTTTGAACTCCATGCCCGCTGAAACCAATTATCTTATCACGGAGACCGGCAGCGCCATCACCTTTGGTGGCGTGCGCATCCTCGTGTAAGGAGGGCAACATGGGCAAAACCTATTTAGGGCGGCGGCTGGCGAAGTTTTCCCCAGGCATCGCGTCGCAGCCCATTACTAAGGTCGAGCTGCTCGACGAGAACGGCGATGTGGTCGGTGTGTCCGGATCGGACACCGGACGGACGCTGACGGCCTTGCAGCCGGACGGCACGAATGCGATGGCGGCATCGATCCTCGCCAAAGCCTCCGGCTACAAGCACATCGGCTACGAGGGCCGAAAGGCTCTTCTTGACCCTGCGGTGGAGCTTGGCGACGCGGTGACGGTAGACGGGCTTTATGTGCCCCTCATCGCGCTGGACACGACGTTTGATCCGATGCTCGCGCCGAATATCTCCGCGCCGGACGCGGACGAGATCGATGATGAGTATCCGTACAAATCGCCGACGCAGCGGCAGATCGAGCGCAACATGTCGAAAACCCGTTCGCTCATTACCAAGACCAGCGAGGAGATCATGCTCAAGGTCGAGGGCATCGACGGCAAGTACACCGAGGTCAAGACTACGCTGGACGGCCTGACGGTGACGGACGCGAGCGGAACTACCAAGATTAACGGCAGCAGCATCAAGACGGACAATCTGTACGTCGCTGCGGCGAATATCAAAGGTACGCTGACGGCTGACCAAATCCAGACCGGCAGCATCCGCGTCGGTGATCTCAAGGACGGCTCGAATTACGCGACGAAGACCTACGTTGACAACAACGCGGGCTTGAGCGCAAGCGAGGTCGACAATGCGATCGCAACGTACATCGACAGCACTTCTATCACGGCGCAGAAGCTGCGCGGCCAGACGGTGGAGTTGCTAGCCAACAGCAATACCAAAGTAGGCGAAATTTCGCTTGTCGAGACGAACGTTGACTACGGTATCGGCATCAAAACCCTCTATGGCGGTATCAAGCTAGAATCGGCGACCAATGTATACCTAAAAGCCAGCGGCCCCTACGGTGGATTTATCACGCTGTCCAACAACATTGTGTCGCTCGGCGGCGGCGAGCTGTATATCGGCAGCCAGATGTACGGAGATAACTTACCGGCTGGCAGCTGGGGAAAACTTTTTTTCCTCCGTTCAGCGAGGTGACGCATGGCAAGTTTTAGCGTCAGCGTTACGGCGACGGGATCGACGACAGCCGTTCTCAACGGCACGTTTTACGGAGACAGCTACCACGACCGAGCGCGTGCGATCTACGTGACCGGCATTCTGGGGTACGGGTATTACTTGACCTCGAAAGAGGATTCCGGCGCGAACAACACGTTTACGGATTCGTTCGACGGACTTACCCCCGGCGAAACCTACGATTGGGAGGCAGTGCTTTGCTATTGGGACACCAACCTCAATCAATGGGTGGAGACCAGCTATTCCGACAGCGGATCGTTTACCACAGAGGGCGGCGGCACTACGGGCGGCGCGGTGTACATCTACACGGATATGTGGCGAGCGTATACGCCATACATCTACACGGACACGTGGAGACCCTACAACGCAGAAATCTACACCGACTCTTGGTGGGAGTCGGGATAAGGAGGCACTATGACAAAGCAGGCAATGCAGATCCTTGACAGCGCATTTAATACGCTGTCCTTGGTGATGATCTCCGCGAACGACGCGGAGAAGATGGCAAAGGTCAAGGGAGAGCTGAGGCAGGCATATGCGATCCTCGAGCGGCTTGACCAGCAGGCGGCGCACGTCCCCGCAGAGCCGCCCGCCAAAGAGGGCAAGACGAAGCTCGAGAAAGAAAGCGAGGTAACTGATGGCTGATAAAGCAATTTCCGACCTCACGCAAGCGTTACAGATCACGGGCGAAGACCTTTTTGTGCTTGAGCAGAGCGGCAAGGCGAAGAAGCTGAAAGGCGAAACGCTGCTGAACTTTGTCACGCTGAGTGTTGTATCAGTCACGGTGACAACGCTACCCGCTGGAAGCTCGGCAACGGCAACTTACGAAAAGTCGACTGGTACGCTGGCGCTTGGCATCCCGCAGGGCAGCAAGGGCGACACCGGCGCGACTGGCGCGACCGGCCCCGCAAACGTGCTGACCATCGGCTCGGTCACGTCCGGGAAGGTGGCGAGCGCGACCATTACCGGCGAAGCTCCGAATCAGGTGCTTAACCTTGTGCTCGAAAAAGGCGACAAGGGTGAACAGGGTAAGCAGGGTATTCAGGGTGAACAGGGTAAGCAGGGTATTCAGGGTGAAATTGGTCCACAGGGCAATCCCGGCGCAGATGCTCCCACGATTACTGGCATCACCATCCGGCAGAGCGACTATCACCTTATCGTGACGCTGTCGAACGGCACGAGCTATGACGCAGGCTATTGCCGTGGCGCTTCTGGTGCTGGTACGGGTGACATGCTGGCCTCAGTGTATGACCCTCAAAACAAGCACCAGGACATCTTTGCATACATTGATAATGCTATCAAGGACGTCAAGGTAACTACCGACGCAACGCCTACGCAGGGCAGCACGAACCCCGTGCAGTCTGGCGGCGTGTATTCGGCTCTCACCAATAAGCTGGACAAGACCGGCAACGGCAGTAACGTCACGGCGGCGTTCACGGCGGCAACCACCCGCGCAAACGTTGCGACGGGCGAAAAGCTCTCCGTGCTGTTCGGCAAAATTGCAAAGTGGTTCAGCGACCTCGGCAGTCTGGCTTTTAAGTCCACGGTCGCCAAATCCGACCTTGCAAGCGACGTGCAGACGAGTTTGGGCAAGGCTGACAGCGCTTTGCAGAGCGCGCCGGTCACGTCGGTCAATGGTAAGACGGGCGCGGTCACGGTGAGTGTACCGACAGTTCCATCTACGACCAACATCCTCAAGGGAGATGGCTCGGGCGGGCTGGTGGCGGCGACGCGCGGAAGCGACTACATCGCAAGCGGCAACATCGTCAAGCAAACGCTCGTGAGCACGGAGACCACGCCCACCGAGAACTACGCTATCAACTGGGTGTATGGCTAAGGAGGTAACATGGCGAACAAAGCGATCAGCACACTGGCGGTCGGCTCGTCCGTGTACCTCAACGTCGGCGGCGTGCGGAAAGAATTCCTTGTCGTGCATCAAGGCAAGCCGAGCAGTCTGTACGACAGCAGCTGCAACGGCACTTGGCTGCTGATGAAGGACATCTACGAGAACCGACAGTGGCACAGTTCGAATGTGAACAATCTGGAGAACAGTACCATCCACAGCTATCTGAATGGAACGTTCCTCAACCTGTTTGAGAGCAGCATTAGGGACGCAATCAAGCAGGTCAAGCTCCCGTATCGCAAGAACGGCGGCCCCGGCGGTTCGGATCAGAGCAGCGCAAATGGCCTGTCCGCGAAGATTTTTCTGCTATCGGGTTACGAAGTCGGCTGGACGACCAGCGACAGCAGCTACTTCCCGGTGGATGGCGTGAAGCTGGACTACTTCGCCGCAAGCGCCGTCGGCAACTCCAAGCGCATCGCAAACTTCAATGGAACGTCCTTCAGCTGGTGGCTCCGCTCTCCGAACACCGGCGACGCCAGCTACGTGTGGTTCGTCTTCTCAGATGGCAGTTACAGCGTCACCTCTGCATCCAACTCAGCTGGCATCCGCCCCGCGCTTATTCTCCCGCTCGACATGGAAGTCGACAGCTCTGGCAATGTCACGCCACCGCCGCCCGCTACGCACAAGACCCTCGTCAACGGCACGGTCTACACCGTGCAGGGCGGTAAGTGCATGGTGGACGGCACTGTGTACAATATCCTCAAAGGCAGGACGCTTATCGGCGGGACGGGGTATGACATCAACTTTGAGCCGGATGTGAGCTTGACGTGGTACTTCAACGAAACCATTGATATAACGTCGCAGCCAGACAAATTCTGGGGGTATAGTAGCGGGATTGCTGTCAGCTTTGTGTCTGGCTATTATGGCTTTACCTACGACCATCTTATCCGAGACTACGACGACACTTACGGTGTAAGAACTTTAATCTACTATAGAAAGTCTACCGAGACCAGGGAACTCGCCTACCGAAACGGCTGGCGGGGGGAGGTATACCGCACCATCACTTTTGATGAATTACCCACCGGTGATCTCTTGACGTGGCTGCAAGCCAACGCCACGCCGCAATAAGAAAGGAGCAGCACATGAGTATCTACGTAAAAGTCAACAACACGGAATATCCCGCTACGGTCAACGGCAACCTTGTTGACCGCAACTGGAACGGCCGTGATACCAAAACCATCTATCTGACCATGTCCTACGACGCCGTAGCGGCACTGCTGCCCGACAACACGCCGTGGAGCATCGTGCAGCGCGAGACGCAGGACGTGCTGGACGAGCAGGGCCAGCCCACGGGCGAGACCAAAGAGGTCGTCAACGAGTACGACAACAGCGAGTACAGCCTTGCTGGCGACATCACCGACCACCGCGACGGCACCGTCAGCATTAAGATGGGCAAGCCCACGGAATCCGAGCTTTCGGAGGCGACCGTCACGGCGCTGGTCGGCCAGAGCATCACGCCGCAGCGCGCGGCAAAGCTGCGACCGATGATCGAGGCGGCGGCAACGAGCCTGCCGGACAGCGACGCAGCAAAGGCCGTTGAGCTGTTTCCCGCGTGGGCATATCCCGTCAGCTACGTTGAGGGCAACCGCGTAAGCGACGGCGGCAAGCTCTACAAGTGCCAGCAGGCGCACACTTCGCAGGAGGGCTGGAAGCCGAGCGCAACGCCTGCGCTGTGGGTCGTGATCGACGTTGCCCACGCGGGCACGCAGGCTGACCCCATCCCCGCAAGCCGCGGCATGGAGTACGAGTATGGCAAGTACTACCTCGACAGCGAGGACGGCAAGACGTACCTCTGCGAGCGTACCGGCGAGGCCGCGGGCGGGAAGATCGTCTTGCAGTATCTGCCACACGAGTTGGTAGGGAACTATTTCACGGCGGTCTAAGGCCGCAGAAAGGGAGCGGGATATGGATAATGCAAAGCACTACGATGATGCAGAGATCGCGCTGATCGAAAGCCGATGCAAGAGCAATACACACCGAATCAATGAGTTACAGGAGCACCAAACGGCGCTTGACAGGCTGGCAACGTCGGTCGAGGTGCTGGCGACCAAGCAGGAGACCGTCGAGGGCGATGTCAAGGAGATCAAAGAGGACGTGAAAGCCATTACGGGCAAGGCAGGGAAGCGCTGGGACGGGCTGGTCGACAAGGCTCTCGCGGCGCTGGCGGGCGCTTTTATCGCGTGGCTGCTGAGTGGGGCGGTCGGATGAAGCACCTTATCAAAAAGGCGTCAAAATTGCGAACGAGGAACATCATTTTGATTATCGTTGGCATTTTCATCGCCGCTTTTGTGATCTACACGGTCATCTTTTACAGCATCAAAGGGTGGCAGTGGGACAACCTCTTCCCGTACCTGCTGGGTACGGGCGGCATCATTGAAGCCTTTACTGGGCTGTTGACACTGGTAGAAATTATCGTTGGACGGAAACGAAAGGAGAAGAACAATGAAATTTGAACTGAATAACAAGGTGTACGATGTGCTCAAGTGGCTCGTGCTCATCGTACTGCCCGCCTGCTCCGGCCTCTACGCCGCCCTCGCGGGTGTGTGGGGGTGGGGGTACACCGAGCAGGTCACGACCACCATCAGCGCCGTGGCGCTGTTTATCGGCGCGCTCATCGGCGTGTCGACGTCCAGCTACAACAAAAGCAAGGACGAGGACGGCAAGGGTGACAGCGATGTATCACAGTAGGGACATTGCTGACCTGCGGGCGGACGTGCGCGCAAACTGTGTCATCTTCCTCGACCTCTGCAAGGAAGCGGGGCTTCCGGTTCTGGTGACGGAGACGGTGCGAGATGACGAGTATCAGCGCTATCTTGCGCGCATGGGCTACGCGGCGAAAAACGCGACAAGGCCGACGTTCCACGGCGTTAAGGCGGGGCTGGCGTTCGACATCTGCAAAAACGTCAAGGGGCATGAGTACGACGATCCGTCGTTCTTCGCCCGCTGCGGGCAGATCGGCAAGCAAGTCGGTTTTTCGTGGGGGGGCGACTGGAAGAAATTCCCCGACAAGCCGCATTTTCAATGGGACGACCATATGCGATACACAGGGAGCATGATCTTGGCGGGGAAGTACCCGCCGGAAATGGAGGAGTACATGGATCAGGCAACGTTTAACAAGATGATGGACAGCTATTTATCGCAGCTCGGCACCAAGCCCGTCTCTTCGTGGGCGGCGAAGGACTGGGCGGCGGCAAAGGCGGCTGGCATTACGGACGGCAGCGCGCCGCAGAGACTTATCACGCGGCAGGAAGTCGTGACGATGATCCAGAGAGCAACAAAATAACGGTGTCCGATTCGGGCACAGGAAGGAGCGGGCGGCGAAAGCCCACGCGCAAGCGCCTCTGCAAGCCCTACACGGGCATGGACAGTCAGCACAGGTCAATCCGCGCGCAATTATCCTCTATGGCCCCCAAGCGGGCCGTGGCGTATATCTTATCCTTCGAGCTGCCGCAGGACGAGGCGGCGTGCATTATCGAGTGCGACGTGCGGCGCAAGAGCTACGCGCAAGTGTGTGCAGCGCTGCACCTGTCGCCGGAGGCGGTCAACCGCTGCCGCAGGCGAGCATACAAAAAAATCGCGGATGGGCAAAGAGAGCACCGAGGTTAATCGGTGCTCTCTTTTTTGACTTCGTTTTGCTTTGATTTCGTCCCGCTCCGGCGCTTGGCGTCCGCGCGTTTCTGAACCTCTTTTCGGTGGGCGGCGGCGCACTCGGGGGAACAGGTGACGGTAGGGGTACCGGGCACTATCTCCCGGCCGCAGACAACACAGACCTTTACGCCGCTGCGGGATTTTTTGCGGCGTTTTATGTAGTAATCGTGTGCGGTATTCCAGTTTTTTGACTGCGCGCGGTCGATCTCGCGGACGGCATCCGGGGCGCATTTTGGACAATACTTTTGCAAGCCAGATTGGATGACATACTCTCCACCGCAGATCACGCAGTTATCGATATCTCCCAGATGCCGGGAAAAACCGGTGTCCCGGTACTTTTGCTTCTGGGCCTTCTGCCGCTCTGCCCGACAGGTTGGGCAGTAGCTGGCTCTGGGCCCTCCGATGAAGTTGGCCCCGCAGGTGTGGCAGGTTCGCGTGCGCAGGGTGGTTGACCGGGATGCGGCAAGGCAGTCCTCGCACTTCGCCTGCTCTGCGCGATCGGTGGAAAAAATCTTGCCGCAGGTTACACATTTTTTAGTCCGCATGGCGAGAATTGATCTGGCCGCAAAACCGACGATCGTTGTACAATCCAACGGCCTGTGCGAGCAACAACCGCAGATAGTCGGGGCAGTGCCTTGCACCGGACTCCCAGTCCTCGATAGATCGGCGAGGGATGCAAAAGCGAGTTGCAAATTTCGCCTGAGACAGACCCGTATACTGGCGGATGTCGCAGATCGATAGATGAGCAACATCCCAAATACCACCGACCTCGGCAATACGCTCCTCCGGAACATCTTGATTATCGTCGTCCCAAATGGAACTAAGGGCCCAATCGGAGACAAAGGCTTCGCGGGGCGCGCCCTCGTTCGAGAGCGCGTCCGAAAAGATGCTGTAAAACTGCTTATCGGTCATGGTAAACTCCTCCTTTAATTCAGCTCCTCGACAAAAACGAACATGTCTTCGTCGCGGACAAGATCGCCGTTCTCGTCGTACTTGCCGCAAGCGCCGTCTTCGTTTGTTTTGTTCGCGGTCTCGATGCAGTAATCTACATCTTCGACGGTGTAGGTGTCGGTCTCTTCATCGTACGGGAGGGAGCCTGCGTTAAAGTAATCGGCGCTCCAATCAGGGTCATAGCCGGAACCGTTCCAACGCTGGATCTTGATCTCCACGGTCTTCTTTCCATCGGTAAGCTTCATTTTTATATCCTCCTGGGCTGTTGCCCTCTTTTGTTTACGTGATTATAATACCACGCATTGCGTGGTATGTCAAGAGCTTTTTTGAAATATTTTTTGACCAAATAATGACCAAACGATGACCATTTGGCAAACGAATTTTATGGCATCATAAAAACAGAATAAGAAAGAAGGTGCGCGAGATGTACGAACGACTTTTGGCTTGTGGATTTACCGAGCAAATGGCGATGGACATTCTCGCGCTTTTTCCTGACCCTGACGAATTGAGAACATACGTTTACTTTGCGGAGATGTTCCATGTATAGCTATTTCAACCCGAATCCAAACGGACGCAACGTCAGCGACTGCACCGTGCGCGCGATTTGCAAGGCGACCGGGAAAGACTGGGGCGAGATCTATTTAGCTCTGTGCATACAGGGATACTTAGACGGCGATCTTCCCAATGCAAATGCCTGTTGGGGCGCGTATCTGCGGTCTCTCGGCTATCGGCGCTACATCATGCCGGACACTTGCCCGGACTGCTACACGGTCGGGAGGTTTGCCGATGACCACCCGCACGGTACGTATATTCTCGCCCTCTCCGGACATGTAGTGTGCGTGCAGGATGGGACGATCTACGACAGCTGGAACAGTGAGAACGAAATCCCGCTTTATTACTGGGTAAAAGAAACGGAGGAATGAACATGGCATATCCCTATTTCAACCCCTATTATCCGCCGCCGATGCCGGACAACCTCATGCAGATGCGGCAGCAACAGATGATGCAGCCACAAATGCCTGCGCAAACGGCTCAACCGCAGCAAATGCAGACAAGCGTTGTATGGATTAGCGGAGGAAAAGAAGAAGCAAATGGGTTTATGGTCGCCCCAAATTCTCGAGTAATTATCTTTGAAACAAACTCGATGGTTTTCCACATCAAGGAGCGAGACGCAAGCGGCACGCCTATTCCAATGAGGACGTTTAATTACACGGAAGACGCTGAAAACAAACCTCATGATACTAAAAAAATGGATGATAAGTTTGTCACCCGCGATGAGTTCGACCGTCTGGCGGCGCTTGTGGGCGAAATAAAGGGCAAGAAGAAGCACAAGGAGGACGATGGCGATGAATAATCCCTTTTTCGGAGCGCTCGGCGGAGGGAACGGCTTCATGCAGATGCTGCAGCAGTTCCAGCAATTCAAGGCAAATTTTCATGGTGACCCCAAAGCGGAGGTTGAAAAACTTTTGCAGAGCGGTAAGCTCTCTCAGGCGCAGTTAAACCAGCTGCAACAGATGGCAAAGCAGTTTCAAAGTCTGATGCAATAAGCAAAGTCTAAGCAAGATTTAAGCAAAGTGTTTGTTCAACTTTTGGCAAAATCAACATCGTGGCCACGATTTGATGAATAAAAATCTTTCAAAGGAGTGATACTATGTCTCTTTCCGATGGCGGCGCTCCCATGCTGACCATGCCGGTCTCGCCTACCAACAACGGCGGCGGTTTCGGCTGGGGCGGTGACGGCGCATGGCTCATTATTCTCTTCCTCATTTTTGCCGTCTTTGGCTGGGGCGGCAACGGCTGGGGCAACAACGCTGGCAATTCCGGCGGCGTGGTCGATGGCTATGTGCTGACCTCTGATTTTGCTAATGTCGAGCGTAAGATCGACAGTGTAAATCAGGGCCTTTGCGACGGATTTTACCAGCAGGCGCAGCTTGTCAACGGCACCAACATGGCAATGGCCAACGGCTTTGCACAGGCTGAGCTTTCCCGCAGTAACCAGCAGGCGGCTCTCATGCAGCAGTTGACTGCCATGCAGATGCAGGCCGCTGAGTGTTGCTGCGAAAACCGTGCAGCTATCGCCCAGGTGCGCTACGACATGGCGACGCAGGCGTGCGACACGCGCAACACCGTACAGAACGCCACGCGCGACATTATTGACGCGAACAACCAGAACAGCCGCGCCATCCTCGACTTCCTGACGCAGAGCAAACTGTCCGACCTCCAGACCGAGAATCAGAATCTGAAGCTGGCGGCATCTCAGGCCGCGCAGAACAACTATCTGATCTCTCAGCTTCGTCCGTGCCCTTCGCCTGCCTACATTACCTGTAACCCGTGGGCAGGCAGCGGTTACGGCGGCTGCGGCTGCAATCAGGGCTGCGGCTGCTGACAACTGCATAGCATAGCTTCTCGGTCACCATATCGGTGACGCTACCGAGATGGTCGGCCCCGTGCCGATACTGACAACAACGCGGCGGGGCTATTGCCTCGCCGCTGTATTTTTTAAGTATTTCCTTTGCTTTCTAAATATTGGCGAATTGCTTTGTCAACAATTTTGCTAATTGGAACACCGGTTTCCTTTGAATACTCTTTTAGCGCTCGCTCTGTCTCGAAGCTTATGGTGGTAGAGAAACGCGCTCTGTTCTTTAGTTCGTTTTGGGCCATAACACACCTCCTAAAATTTAATTAAGTTTAACACAATTATTTCTTGAAATCAAGAAAAAAGTGTGATATAATTTAATTAAGCTTAATTAAATTATTGTAGGAGGACGTACCTTATGAAAACACCAAAAGTAGATTACACAGGCCAGCGCATAAACTATTTAACTGTTGTCCGTTTCATTCCGGCAAATGAGCGAGAGGGATATAGTATAAACAAAGACACCAGAAGATGGCTTTGTAAGTGTGATTGCGGAAAGTATGTTCGCGTTCGTTCTGACCAGTTAAAAGACCGGAGGATAAATAGTTGTGGATGTATGGCCGGTAAACTATCTGGAGATAAGCATAAAACGCACGGAATGAAAAATACGCGTCTTTATCGTATATGGCATGGCATGAAATGCCGATGCAATAATCAGAGTTCAAAAGACTTCGGCAGATATGGCGGTAGGGGCGTTTCGGTATGTTCCGAATGGGCAAACGATTTTTCTTGTTTTTATAATTGGGCGATAGCCAATGGGTATAATGAAACTTTATCGCTTGATAGAAAAGACAATGAAAAAGGCTATTGCCCTGAAAATTGTCGTTGGATAAACAATAAATGGCAATGTAGAAACAGGCGAGACAATGTTTATGTTACTTATAAAGGGGATTCCAAGACAATAGCCGAGTGGTGCGACTTGCTTAATTTTGATAGAGCGCTTGCATATCATAGACATTCGAGAGGATGGACGGGCGAGGAAATGTTTGAAAAGCCAAAAAGAATTTGTAAACGAAAGGAATGATATTTATGGCAGAATATGTAAATAACAACATTGTAACTGTTGCGTCAAATCAAAGCGTTCCTTTGGATGCTACAGCGGTAAGCGGGAAAGCGTGTATTGTGCATAGAGAAGGAAGCGGCCAAATCACGCTGCGCGGCCTCACCAATCAAAACCGCGCTCTGTTTAGGGTCTCCTTTGGCGGCAACATCGCTATTCCCACCGGAGGCACGGTTGAGGCCATCACGGCGGCGCTTGCCATTAACGGAGAGCCGCTGACCAGTGCAACGGCGACTGTCACGCCTGCGGCGGTAGGGAACTACTTTAACATTTACGTTTCCGCGCAAGTCTGCGTCCCGAAAGGCTGCTTCCTGACGGTCGCAATGGAAAACACCAGCAATCAGGCCGTCAACTTCGCCAACTCGAACCTGACGGTTGAGAGAATCGCGTGAAAGGAGAATGGACATGAGCAAGAAAGCAATGTATGATCTGCGTAATATGCTGTGCGACGAACTCGACGAGCTGGCACGTAAGGGTGAGCTTGGCGCGGGCGATCTCGAAATTGCGCACAAGCTGACGGACACCATCAAAAACATCGATAAAATCGAGATGTTGGAGGACGACGGCTATTCCCGCGATGAAGACTATTCTCGCCGCTATTCCCGCGACGGAGACTGGCAGTCGGGTATGCGCGGCGCTTATGACCGTGACATGTCCAATGCGAGACGCGGCACGCACTACGTCCGTGGCCACTACTCCCGCGACGGCGGCATCGACAACATGAAACGCCAGTTGCAGGAAATGCTGGACAACGCCGACGACGAAAGCATCCGCAGAGCCATCCAGCGTTGCATGGACACGATTGAGGGCTAAAGGGGGTGCACCCCTATGGTTGACGAAAATGAGGTCAATCGCTGGATAGCTCGCCTCGAGACGGAAGAATCAAGTTGGACAAACTATGAGCGCCTTGCCGTGCTGTATGCCATCCGGGACCAGCAAAGCGGCAGCAGAGAGAGGGCTTTGCCAATGGCATACTCCGCAGCGCCCGCGCCGGTCAACGTCGAAACATACGGCGACAGCGATTTTCTGCGGGCTGTGGCAGACGTTCCGCCAGACAAGGCATGGGTGATTATGGACGAGCTGATGGACAGCTTGAAAATTGTAAACGAGCGCGTCTATAATAGCGTCATGCGCAAACTGGAAAAGTAAATTGCAGATGGAATTACAGATGCGTATCAAAAAACCGTGTAATATCAATGCTTTTGCGGTTTCGGTTGCGGGTTCGACTCCCGCCGCCTCCACCAATGGAAAAACCTCGCAGTTTCAACGGCTGCGGGGTTTTTCTTGTATTTGCAAGGGTTTTCAAGCTTACATG